CTGCTTCCGAAAATGCGAGAGGTAATCGATGCAACATCCTCATCTGCGACGAATACCGTATGATAAGCAAACACATCTTAGATACGGTATTAAAGAAATTCTTAATTGCGCCGCGTACCCCGAAATACCTGAACAAGCCAGAGTACGCACATCTCGCAGAAGAAAATATTGAAATTTATATGAGCTCAGCGTGGTATGAGAGCGACTGGTCATACGAGCAATTCAGGAGTTATGCAGCGAATATGATTGCAGGTCGAACATATTTCGCGTGTGATTTGCCCTATCAATTATCGTTATCAGAAGGTTTATTGAGTAGGCAAAGAGTGGCGAATGAAATGTCTGACTCGACATTCTCGGAAATCGCATGGTCGATGGAGATGGAAGGCTTGTTTTTCAGCGGAACGGATGGTTCCTTGTATTCTTACGACCAAATATCACCTGCACGCAGGATAAAATATGGGTTCTATCCTCCCAGAATATCCGGAATGTTGGCGGATAAGCGGCTAAGAGTTCCTCCGAAACTCCATAACGAAGTCAGAGTGCTATCGGCGGATATAGCTTTAATGGCTTCTACGTCCAAATCTGATAATGACGCCACGTCTATAATGATAAACCATATGACGTTATCAGATGTCGGACGAAGTAAAAAACTCATTGTGTATACCGAGAATAACGAGGGATTGCGAACCGAAGAACAAGCACTAAACATCCGTCGATTATTTGCTGAATTCGATTGTGATTGGCTTGTTATAGATGCGCGAGGACTCGGACTTCCTGTAATCGACCTCCTTATGGACGATATGTATGACGCGCAAAGCGGAATAATGTACGGCGCGTTGTCATGTTATAATAATGAAGAGATAGCTGCGCGCTGTAAGGTAAAAGGAGCTCCGAAGGTAATCTGGGCTATACATGCAACCAAAGAGTTTAACAGCCAGTGCGCTCTCGGTCTCCGTGAAGAATTTCGTCAAGGAAACATCGGCTTGCTTGCCGATGAAGAGGATTTTGACGAGGACTACTCATCTGTTCAAGGTTTCCAAAAACTTAGTGCTGAAGAGCGTTTAAAATTGAAAGCTCCATATATCTGCACTTCCCTTTTAATAAATGAGCTTATAAACCTCGAATACGAAACGAGTAACAGCGTCGTGAGGGTTAAAGAAAAGGCGGGTATGCGAAAAGACCGCTACTCGAGTTTGGCGTACAATATGTATGTCGCAAAACAAATCGAATACGATTTTATGGCAGATCGACACAAAAAAACCATGAGGGACTTAGTATTTGAATTCAGAGCCCCCGCTATAAAAAAGAATTTCTAAGAAAGGAGGAAGGATATTTGAAATCGAAAAGAACACGAGGCAAAAAAACAATTGAACACAAGGATGAGGCATCTCAGGATTCGTCCGTAACAGTAGAGGAGACTAAAATCGATTTAGCACGAAAATTTGCAAAAGAACTTGCGCGACAAACGATTTCAGACCCCAATGTGTCGAATAGCAGAACATCAACAAGATATTCGCTGTATAGCAGAGATAATATTTTAACATGGTTGCAATCGCCGACACAATACGAAAAAAATCTCAGAGACGCCTCAAATTATATGTACATATACTCAATGCAGTATCGCAGACTTATCAATGACTACGCGGATATGCTAAAGTGGGCGTATGTAATATCTCCGCTAAATTTTAACTCAGCAAAAGTCAATAAGGAATCGTTTAAAAAGCAGTATATAAAAGTGTCAAACACGCTTGAGCTGATGAACATCCCCGACGAAATGCGAAAAATCGTTTGTGTGGCACTTCGGGATGGCGCTTATTTCGGCGTACGCTGGCTTGATAGCACTTCTTCCTTCATACAAAAGTTAAACCCGGACAACTGTCAGATTACACATATATCTGACGGTGCATACTTGTTCTCATTTAATATGAGCAAACTCGATGAGAGTAAGCTCGTGTATTATCCTCCGCAGTTTGAGTCCATGTGGAGAGATTATCAATCCTCCGGCCTTTCGTGGCAACCCGTTCCTGCTGACATTGCCGTGTGCTTGAAGGCAGATCCGTCGGTGCCTGATTATTCTATTCCGATATTCGCTGCAACAATGCCGAAATTATATACAATAGCAAATGCCGAATCTTTACAGGAAACGGCGTCCGAACTCAGTAATTACAAGATGATTACTGGAATGATTCCTCTTGATGATGAGGGAACACCAAAACTCGACTACAACCTTTCTATGGATTACTATAAGCATTTAGCAAACGCGGTCGGAGAAAATGTTGGTGTGGCGGTAACACCGTTCGAGTTAAAATCTTTTAATTTTGAACAATCCGCCGGGGTGGCAGATGTAGATAACATCATGAGAAGTATTCAGCACTTCTGGACGTCGGCAGGCACATCCGCGCTTCTGCACGGAGCCCCCAACAATACAGCCGGAGTAGTCAAGCTTGCCATAAAGAATGACGAGTCGTTAATGTTTTCTATGATGAAGCAATGTGAGAGACTTATTAACAGATATCTAAAAACCCAGATGAGCGGAACATACAAATTTAAAATCACTTTCTTGCCGATAACAGAGTTCAACTATGACGAACAACTGTCGAGATATAAGGAAGCTATCAACTACGGAATAGGAAAATCGTATTATCTTGCGGCTCTGGGCATACCGCAATACGACGTAGAAGGATTGGATTTTATCGAAGACGAGGTTCTCAATATTGACGAGCTTCTTACCCCTTTAAGAAGCAGTAGTACGATGAGCGGCGAGTCTGAAGAAGGACGTCCAGAGATGGACGAAACAGATCTGGGAGATTCGGGGGCGTCTACCCGAGATAACGACACCAATGCAAATAGGTAGGTGTGAATATGAAGAAAAGATTTATTAAGGTTCTTTCCCCGGAGATTGCCGACAAGTTGGCAACTCTGGGGTTTACATATATAAAAGAACAAAACTTTTATGCTTTCCCTTACAGCGATGAACTTGCGGCTGTTGTTCAACAGAAATTTGCAAAAATGAGCTTTGTAAACGAAAGCAAGTTACGATTCTGAGAAAGGAGGAAGTTATGAACAAAAGAATTACGGTTGATTTTAACGCAAAAATTACACCGGTAAAGCCCGTAAATGACGAGTTTACTCTTTGTAAATGCTATGTGATGGCTTTAAACAAAAATCGCAATCTATCCTATATAAGCAAGGCCACGGCAGACGCAGCCCTTCCCACATTATTCAATGTGCCCGTAATAGGACATCTGTATGCGGACGAAAACGGTGAATATCATATGGGCGGTCATGATATGGCTATTGTTGAAGACGAAAAAAGCGATTATGGCTGGGCATTCAAATCATTGTGCGTCCCCTATGGTGTAGTTCCTCAGCAGGATAATGTTTACTACGAAGAAGTAGCAGAGGCTAACGGCGATGTAAACACCTATCTCGTGTGTGACGTTATTCTTTGGACTGGACGTTTCCCCGAGTTGAAGGAAGCCATATATGACCACGAAACATATTTTGGTCAATCAATGGAGATCAACGTTCAAGATTTCGAAGAGCTTGAGGAAGATAAAAATTATTTAAACATTCTCGATTATACATATTCAGCTCTTTGTTTACTGGGCAAGTCAGACAACCCCGACGAACACGTAGAACCCTGCTTTCCTATGGCTCGCGTAACTCCGCACAGCTATGCACTGGACGCAAAGTTTACAGAGCTGATGGAAGAACTTAAAAATGGACTGGCGGTTTGTTTTGAGAACAACGCGGGAGCGCAGACGGCAGTCGCCCCTATAGCATTTGATTCAACCTATATTGAAAAGCGCAATGCAATTGAAAATGCACTTCCGAGTATCAATGACGAAAGCGAGATTTCTCGTTGCGTTTATTATTGGCTTTGCGATTTTGACGATGCTTTCGCCTATGTAGAGCAGCAGAGATACAATGGTGAAAAATGGCAGGAAGTAAAGGGCAGATTTAAGTACTCGTATAACGAAGACGAGAGAGTTGCCGACATATCCGGAGATTTCGAGCAGATGTTTGTTAAGTGGCTCACGAAGGAAGAGCTCGACCAAATCGATTCACAGCGAGGCGAACTTGAGTCTCTCGCCGCATACAAAGCAAAGCGCGAAAAGGAAGACCTCGACGCAGAGTATAAGAAAGTAATAGAAAAATTCCCCGAACTTTCTTCTAATGAAGAGTTTTCGCAAATCGTAAAACAAAGGTACGAATACGGTTCAATTGATGCGTTTGAAAAAGAAATTTACGCACTTAAGGGTAGGCTCAATATCCCGACCGAAATCAAAAAGGTGAAAGAGCCCATTGTTCTCGTTGGTGAGAGCACAATTAACGAAGATAAATACACTATCTTCTTCAAAAAATACAGCAAAATATGAAAGGTTAAGGTAAAACAATATGGCAAATAAGGCATATGCATGTGTTAGAACAGACAATATGTCTGGCACTACACTCGGAAAGAACCTTGTAAGCATTAGATACAAGGCTGACGGTGTTGAAGCGCCCATCGAAAACGGCAATCTCGTTGTCGTCGGCGCTCTCATGGAAGGTGAGCGCGAGCTCCGCGAAGGAACGACTCCTGCGGCTGACTCTGCTCTCAGAAATATAGCCCTCATCGCTTCTGAAGAGGTCGACAAGACAAAGACGCGCGACACACTTAGCGGTTTCCGTAATGAAGCCGGAGCGGATTGCAGAGGTTACAGACTTGTGGCTGGCGACTTCTTTGCAGTAACAAAGGAAGCTTTTGATGCGGATGCAGAGCTTACGGTTGGTAAAACTATCTTTGAACTTCAGGCAAGCACAAAGATGCGTGCTGTTGACACTGCTACAGGCGGCTCTACTAAGGTAGGCGCTCTTTATGCTATCGAGCAGGAAGGCGCTACAACTTGGTACGTTGTTGAAGTAGCGTAACATTAGGAAAGGTTAGGTATAAATAATATGGAAAATATTCTTTCTGTGGCTATTGACGCAATTAAGGGTAAAATCCCCTCCAATTATGACAATAAGAAGACTTCCGATTCTCTTCGTGAAGCATTTATCGAGCTTAATGGTGGTTCCACAAAGCTCAACATTAAGACATTCCGTCGCGGCACTCCCCTCTTTGACCTTGTTGAAGAACTTCTCCCCGTTATGATAGACGAGGGTATAAAGGAGGAAGGCAACCCTCTCTTCAACCTTGTTGAGTACAGAAATATAAATGATGGTGACCTTACAGAATTCGTTTCCGAAGGCGAGGCTAATTTTGTAGTAGCTACAGTCGCATCGGGTATTCAGGGTGTTCGTCGTCAGAGAATTTCCGGAGGCGAGTCTGTAACAATTCCCACACATGTCAAGATTGCTCGTGTATACGAGAATCTTGGCAGACTTCTTGCAGGTCGCATTGACTTCGATAGATTTGTTCAGGGTGTGGCTACTGCGTTTAAGAGATACATCACACAGATGGCTTATGACGCTATCGAGGGTCTCAGTGCTTCTACAAACGGTCTCGACTCTACATACGTTTACTCTGGCTCCTTTGACGAGGACAAGCTCGTAGAGATAATTGAGCACGTTGAAGCGTCCACAGGTATGACCGCGAAGATTTACGGCACAAAGTCCGCTCTCCGTAAGATAAAGGGCGCAGTAGCTTCTGACGAGGCTAACAGCGATATGTACAACCTTGGATACTACGGCAAGTTTAACGGAACAGATATGATCTGCCTCAAGCAGAATCATAAGGTTGGCTCTTCCGCATTTGCGCTCAGCGCCAACAAGGTTTGGATAATCGCATCCTCCGATCAGCCCGTAAAGGTGGTCAACGAAGGTCAGGGTCTCCTCCTCGATAAGGATCCAACAACAAATGCTGACCTTACACAGGAGTATATTTATGCTCAGGCTCTTGGTTGCGGCGTAATTTGCTGCGCTAAGCTTGCTGTATGCACATTCTCTTGATAAGAAAAGAAAATTAACACAAGGGGCGGCGTAATGTCGCCCCATCATGGATAAAAAGGAGATATTATGAGTACAAAAAAGACAACTAAAAAGCCTTCACCCGAAGTTGCAGAAATGCTCTCGGATGTAATGGAATTTGACGACACAGAAAAGATAAATTTAAAAAAGGTATCTGATGGCGCGGTTAAAATTGATGATCATGCTGTCATAAACGTAAAAAGCAATGTTTTTGGCCAGCTTGGCTACACCAACAAAAGAAGTGGCGCCAAAACATCTTGGCCGCGATGTGGCTCCGTACAGCCTATGAGTTTTGGAGAACTCCGAGATATGAAGGCGAGCGACATAGCATTCTTTGAAAATCAGTGGATTATTATTGTGGGCTTTGCTGATGAACACGCTGAGAAATACACGACGGCAGATATATACAAGGCTTTATACATAACACACTATTATAAGAATCTTGTAGAGCCTTCGGATTATATTGAGATATGTTCGTGGTCTCCCAATGAGATACGTGAAAAAGTTGCTTTAATGTCTAGTGCGGCTAAAAGCAATCTTGTTGTAGCTCTCAACACCTATATAGAGAAAGGCATTCTTGACTCTCTCAAGGCAATCAAGACCTTCGAAGAGGTTCTTGGGTGTGACTTGAGACCTCTCGAATAATGGGTGCATCTTATGGCTACAACCTTTAAAGAAATTTATGACAGAGCGATATTTCGATTTGCAGATTACGAATTTCTTAAGCACGACATTCAAACACGCGAAGATATTTTAGAGAGACATCTTATGGCGGCAAAAACAGATTTTCAACGCATATGTAAATTTGATATCTCCGAGTATGACAAAGAGTTGAAACGATTTAATGTCGATCTTGGAGATGAGGAGATAGAGATACTTTCTTTGGGAGTTGCATCCAAGTGGCTGTCGTACAAATCACTTAATAGCGAACTTTTACGCAATGTTCTCAATAGTAGAGATTATTACTATTATAGTCCTGCCAACCTTCTCAAGGAGATACAAACACTGAGAAAGACTTTGAAAGATGAGTTCCAGAGCGCAATGAGAAGGTATTCTTATTACGACAATAGCTTGGATACATTAAAGGTGTGAGGTGAAAAATATGTCTAAAATGATTCACGTATTTTTATCTGACTTCACAGGCAAAGTTTTTAAGCTTCTTCCTATGCGCGAAGAGTACGATAATAATGCCGAAAATTATCTTTACGACTATCTTGACGGGCTTATTTCAAATCTCAATGGCGCATTTGTATGTTACCCGGAGTTAAGCGAAGAACGCGCGCTCGTAGAGGTAAAAAACAATCTCGCTTATTTAAGTACTGAATATGTTCCGTATAAAAAATGGCGTTCTGTAATATTTCACTCTACAAGTCTCATAAGTCACCTGCGCGATAAATACTCTGCGGAGGAAAATGCAAAATGACAGATTGGAAGCTATACGAAGTCATGCTTAATAATGGCGCCAAGCCACAAAGCAAGCGAGATATGATTGTAGAACAGGCAGTGTCAACCTTCGAAAGCGGAATTTCCGACGACCCGGCATATCAAAAAGATGCTACCGTCAACGGTGTCCCCTGCCCAATAGTAGCCTCCCCCACATCTAAAATTGAGTGTGATATCAAGGCTTCTACAGATAGTGGGTTAAAAATCGGCGATATGGTATTTTGCTGCGATGATAATTGGATTGTTGTAGATTGTTATAGCGACAAAGTCGGATTGATAAACGGAAAAATGTGGAGATGCAATCATTTGATGCGTTTTCAAACACAATCCACAAAAATTCATGAGAGATATTGCGTTATAGATGACGGTTCCTACTCCAAAAGAACAACCGACTCCGATGCATATGTGATGACAAATTCATACGTTGTATACATATCGCTCGACGACGACACGAAAAAACTACATATTGATAAGCGATTATCCGTAGGCGTTATTTTTTCTGCGGATGGCAACGAGGTTCTTGAGGTGTATAAAATTATCGGAGCGGATATTAAATCACATAATTTTGGTGAAGGAAGTCATATTTTGGTGTTGACCCTGCAAAGAGACGTGTATCACTCCGAATGCGACAGTATCGAATACGGCATATGCGATGTTGTTGAGGCGGAAGAAGCTCATGATGAGTCGAACAGATATATTAAAGTGTCGGGTAAAGACACTATCAGGGTCGGAACAAAGCGCAAGTACAGCATAGCGTTATACGAGGATGAAAAAGTCCTCACTGACGATATATTAGTGACGTGGAATGTTAGTGTTCCGAGCTCCGTAAAGTACGAAATTAGGGAAAATATTTGCGAAATAGAGGTGCCGTTAAAAGAGGCGCTGATTGGTGAGACGCTTGAGATTAACGTATCGGCGGAATCCTATGGCGCGTGTAAAAAGAAAGTGCAGGTGGTAAGCGTTGGCTAAAAGTTTCGTTGATGAGTTAGTTGAATTTCCGGCACAAACATTGCGTGCTATAGGAACTGACGAAGTAGTGTTAAAGTTGCTCACAAATAACCCCGATCTCGACCTTGATAGCGATGAAGCGGACGAGGTCTTTGACAAGTATCTTTTCGATTACGGATACGTCGACAGTACGACACAAGAAGCGGAGGCCTATATTATGGTCGAAGCGGAGATTGATAGTAGGCCGACGGAAACTGTGCGGAATATGAACCTTTACGTTACCGTAATGTGTCATAAGAAGTATATGAAACTTGACGGAGAAAAATTTCCGGGCTTAATCGGAAACCGTAGAGAAAATCTGGTGCGCCATATAGACAGGCTTCTGAACGGTTCTACAATGTTTGGCGTTGGCAAGCTTACACTCGAGTCGATACGCGTAGTCCCTGCCCCGTCGGGCTTCACCGCGCGTGAAATAACGTACAAAATTCCCGATATACAAAGAAGAGAGATTAGCTTTAGATGATTTTTCAATATTGCGATATGCTATCCGGAGAACCAATAAAGGTTGATGGGGTGGGAACTCTGATATCGCCGCGACTTTGCAAGATAAAGCCTCAAAGTGGAATCGGCTATTCCAAGTACAGTCTGTATCTAAGCTGTCTGTCTTGGGATAAAGAGGGCTTTGTGTCGTATGCGAATATAATGCAATTTAAGAACTCGGATCGTTTACAAGCCGCCTCTCTTACCGCATTCGATATTATAATGATATCAAACGAACTGAGAGACTTATGCCGTGAAGTACTCTCTTTTTTTATTGAAGAAAAATTGATATGGGAGAACAAGCGCAAGTGTTTTGTGACACAAAAAAACGAAGCGCCCTTCTCTACCGTAGGGGTAATCAACCGTAAAAACTTCAATGATGTACGAAAAATGATTTTACAGCTTAACTTTATCGGACTCGATGAAAAGCAATCCGTTCCCAAGTTTGCAAATGATAAAGCGAAAATCGCATGGGAAAACGCGCAAAAGCACATACAAGAACAAAACAAGAAAGCAAGGCAAAACAACGATAACAAAGATGAATATAGTCTTGGAAATGTAATATCTAAAATATGCGCAGCCCACCCGAGCTACAACTTATTAAATATTTACGATTTAACGGTATTTCAACTCTATGACCAATTTTTTGAAATAGCTCATTTAAGAAGCGCCAACTTGAGCGAGCAGATATTTAGCAATCACGGCGGCGAAAAATTCAGGTTTGACGACTGGCTCAAACCGATTGTAAAAATCACATAAAGGAGAAAACGAATTATGGCAATAACAGCTACCACAAATATGGCCAATAGATATGGCCTTAATACTTCGGTGTACGCATTCGATGACAAGGAAATGGCTACTCCCCTTATGACTATTGACTTTGTAAATGTTACCGACATTGATATTTCCGGAGATCGCGTATGGGCTACCGGCGGACAGGCTCACGCGAACAAAATAGGATTCAATGATCCCGTAGAAGGAACATTTAAGCTCTCCACACAAATCCTCACAATGGAGCTTCTTAATCTTATGTCTGGAGGAACAGCGGGCGACAAGGCTACTACTGTAGTGTTCAAGAACACTTCTCACTCTAAGCCTGTATATTACATACTCAAGAGCGAGACAGTATGGCAGGACGAATCAGGTAACGTTTATAACGAAACTCTCACCTTCCATAAGATAAGCCCTAAGAGAGCTCTTAATATTAGCTACAGCGGCGAAGGCGATCCTACAAGCGTAGATATCGAATTTGATGTAATGCAGGACGAGAGCGGAAACGTTCTTACCGTTGACAGAGCTGACAGTACAGCCGAAGCTTAATCAAAAAGGGCTGCCGTAACGGCAGCCCGCCATATAAACCATGAAAAAAACAGATAAATTGATTCTTATATCGCCAATTCCGCCAAGTGTCAATCATTACATAGCCTATCGAGCGGTAAAGCGCGGGAACAAATGTATGGCTATGAGTTATAAAACAGCGGCAGCGTGCGAATATCAGCGGGAGTTTACAGCTTATGTGCGCTCTGAGGCAGAGAGGCAGGGTTGGAAATTCGACCCTAACGACCAACACCACATTTACGTCGATGGGTATTTTGTGTTTCCTCGCACCAGAATGGACACTAACAACCATTGGAAGTGCATGTTGGATGCTATAACCGACTCAAAGGCGGTGTGGGCTGACGATAGCTTGGTGTGTGAGAGAACGCAAAGTATAATGTACGACACTGAAAGCCCTTATATACGACTCGAAATATACAGAGTTGATTATGTGGGGATATTCAAAAATGATTTAGAACTGGACACTTTTGAGAGCAAGTGTTCCAAATGCTCAAGATATAGCAATAATTGTTCGCTTTTAAACAAAGTGAAAGAGGGACGCATCATCCCTGAAATACAGAAAATTGATTCTGGTGAATATGAATGCGAAAAATTTAAGTTTAAAAAAGGAGATAACGGACATGTCTAAGAAAACAAACAAAAACGAAATAACTATAGGAAGTATATTCGCAGCTATTGAAGAACCTTCGGCTCCGTACGAAACAATCGAAATTGGAGAAGGAAAAAATGCTGTTAGTATACGAGTCAAGAAATATCTTTCTCTTTTAGAGTATGGAAATATGATAAAGGATATTGTGGATATGGTGTTTCTTGGAAGCGAAGAAAACGTAATATACGCTCCGTACACTAAGGAGTTTGCAATCGGTTTCAATATCCTGACGCACTATACAAATATCAGTCTCCCGAACGACAGCGAAAAGGTGTGGAGATTTTTCAAGGAAACATCCATCCTCGAAAAGGTGTATGGACATATTTCGGACTATGTCGATATTTATATATCCGTAGAGGGACTCATTGAATATCGCAAGGAAGAGATTCTGAAGCGCTCAAAGCTCGACGGTTTGGTAGATGGAGTCAGCTCAATATTAAAAGGAATCGGCGAGAAGCTTCGCGACATAGACATAGAAAAACTTTTAGAGGGAGTCGAAAAAGACAGAGCACTTCCCTCTTATGACAAAATAATCGAAAGCATTAAAACAGAAATTGGGAAGGGATAACCGGCTATCCTCTGTGTGATAGCCCTTATGAGGACGGATGAAGGAAATATTTGAACTTGCAGTTAATATCGCACAGGGGTTGACGGGCATATTTGCCTTCCTCGTAATGTGCAGTGCGCCATTTAGAAAATGGCTAATGGGGACAAAGGAGCAAAAAAAGAAAAGCGAGGAAGACGCAGAAATCGAGCGCGAAGCAGTAAGGTCTTTGCTTCGAAGCGAAATAAATCGTATATATCGCAAATATAGAGAAGATTGCCAACTGCACTCCTTCGATTATGAAAACGTGCATATGCTCTACACGGCATACAAAAAAATGGGGGGGAACTCGTTCATCGACAAAATTTGGTCTGAGATTACAGACTGGGAGATAATCCCGTAAAAGAGGTTGCTTATGATTTCGGAAAAATATATAATGTCTCTCTTAAAGGAATACGTAAAGTCGGATGAAGGACGAAAGAGGTTCGCCGGAAAGATAAAAGAGCTTGGTGGTGAATATACACCCTCTCGCAGGGAGATGAGGACTATTACGCGGAACATCCGTAAAGAGCTTTATCAAGCCATTCACGAGCACGTTAAATCCTTTAAGCCGCAGAGCATACTAATATCCGAGCCGACGGTAGTGGATGGACGGACGGTCTTTAATATTGGATTTGAAAAGAACGCTTTATTTCGTGAATCATTGCACTATTACCAGAGTAACGAAGACGGCGTGAGAGAGAAAAAATATACCGGTGCGGGTATAGATGACATTGTATATTTATTCGAACACGGATACACCGTACATAAAAAGCGCCCGTACGGATATTGGAATACCGATCAGGGAGAAGTTTGGGTGTCGGGAAAGATGCATCGCGAACCTCAATATTTTTTGCGCGCAATAGTGGAACGCATGAATGTGCAATACAAAGATGTTTGCAAGGTTGTATTGGACGATAATTATTTATACAAGAGATGAGATGAAGGAGGTAAACGATGAGTGAAATGAAAAATGCCTTAGGCGTATTATTTGGTGTCGAGGGCGGTGATAGTATTAGCGGTGAATCCGGTAAGCGTATAAAAGATGAGCTTACCGAGATTGTAAGGCAAATAAACCAAGAAGGATTCAAGATTAAACTTGGACTTGAAAATGACGATATCAAGGGGCTTGATAGGTCTGTTAAGAGGCTAAGTGAGCTTTTAGAAGGATTAAGCGGGTCTGCCGGAAAAACAGAGAAGTATTTCATAAGTATGCAGACGGCCGTTGCTAAAATCGGCGTCGCGGTAAATAGCTTGAAGAGCGGTCTGCTTGATGGTTTTAGCAATAAAGAAACCGGCGGTATTCAAAGTATTATAAATTCCTTAGATGATTTGGATACTGCACTTGAGAGACTTAACCAAAAAGACTTTAAAATCAATAATTTTATAAGTAACAATGATTCAGATAGGAAAAGCGCATCAATAAGAAATCAGCTCAAGGAACTCAATGAGCTAATAAAGGCGGCTGAAAATGTACAAGAGGCCCTTAGGAACGTGAGATCGGCATCCGGATCAGATGCAACAAAACTTAAAGGTATCTATGACAGAATTGCTAAAGTTCGAGACTCACATGCAGGTGGGACAAGAGTAAGCGATACAAGTATACAGGCACAAATAATGACGATTGAGGAAGACCTGCGCTCTATGATGGATATAGCCAGTAATCATGGAATCGCCAAGGATGTCTTAGAGGAGGCTACCAAACACTTATCAGAATTTGAAGCCAACGTAAAAAAAACTGCAAAAACTTCTGAAACATCTGCGACTAAAATCTCCCCGTTGATAGACGCATTAACACCGGATTCGGAAAAATTTAGGCAATGGGGCGAGGAGTTCAAGGGGATACTTGATGGTATTCGCCAAAAGATCGAGGAAGTTTTCGACCTTAGCAAAATAGATTTGCACGAAGGAAACATAAAGGCACAGTTTGATAAGCTTGTGGAGGGGGCAGAAAAGCTCAAGAAGGAACGGCGTGCGGCTAAAAAAGCAAAATCGGACATAATATATAAAGAACATCTTGATAACATCGGGAGATATAAATCTCGTGCAATTAGCATAGGTAAGGCAAAGGCTGAAAACGGTGGAGAGTTGCCCGCTGAAGGATATACCGAGCTTTCTGAACAATATAACAAACTTGAGAAAAACTTTGAAAACTACGAGTCTAAATTAAAAGAACTTGGAGTCACGGAACAGCAAGCCCAAACTTTGCTTGCTAAATACCATAAGGCTGTCGAGGACACCAAGTTGGAAGTCGAGGCGTATACAAGAAAGCTTGCAGAGGCATCTAAAAAAGAGAGCGAAGCTGCGAAGAAGGCGGAGGAGATTGCCGAAAGACGGAGAAAACTTACTGAAGAAAAAACGAAGGAATCGGAAGAGGCTACAAAAGAAAAGAAAAGCAAGGTCGACGAGACAGAAGCATACAATCGAGAGCTCGATAAGCTCAAAAAATACTATGAGTTACGCCGTAAACTTGAAAAGGAAGTCGCGGACGGAAATGTTAAACGTGACGGTGACGACGGATATGGCGTTATAAAGGAGCGAGATAATCGTGAAGTAACAGAGCTCGTTGAACAGTATAAGAATGCGGCGAAAGTCTCGGCAGATTATGAGGAAAGTCTTAAAGAACTGAATCTGTCAGAAGAGCGGCGCAATAAGCTCATTTCTGAACAGAAAAAGCTACAAGACGGGTTAAACCTTAGTATTAACAGAACAACCGATATCCAAGAAGCGGAGAAACATGAAAAGGCTAAACATGCGCTTAAAGAATACCTTAAGCAGCTTAAGATTTTGGAGAAAGAAAAGTCTCGAAATAATGTTTTTGACGCCCAAAAGGCCGCCGATACAATTAAAACATACGAGCCTGAGACTGACCTCAAAAAAATTAAAGACTTCGATAAAGAATGGAAGTTAAAAGAGGGCGCTCCTATTGAAGCAGAAAAGACATGGAGCGCGTTTATAACAACTCTACAAAAGGCGCGCGAGGAATACATGAGAACAAGAGCGGCCCTCGGCGATAAGAGTCTTGCGGGAGAACTCGACGAAAAACTTATGGAATCAGTAGAAACGTTCGACGTTTTCTCCATAAAGGGTCAAGAAGCATACAGTAAACTTAGAGCTAAAGCCATTGACTACATCGACCGTGTTCAAGATGCGGCGTCTCGAGACCCTGTCGCCAAGTCGATGCTGGAAGATCTTCGTAGGCAGGCAAACGAAGCCGAGCCGAACATAGAGAAACTCAAAGTTAGGTTGTCGGAAGTTCGTGATTACATATACGGCAAAGGCCTTGAGAACGAAACATGGCTACAGAAGCAGGCAAAGTCACTTAGCGCAAACCTTCGTTCGGCTGTTGCCGGATTCGTGGTTGCCAAGCTCGGACAGTCCATACACGAAATATATCAGAATGTAGTTAAACTCGACGAGGCGGTGGTAAACCTCCAGATTGCCACAGGAAAAACACGTCAAGAAACCAAATACCTCGTAAAGCAGTATAGCGAGCTCGCAAAAGAACTCAAGGCTACTACGTTGGAAGTGGCAGATGCCGCTGACACTTGGCTTCGTCAGGGTTACTCAATAGAGGAAACAAACTCCCTTATCGAGAATACTATAATGCTCTCTAAGCTCGGCCAGATGGAATCTGCTGATGCGGCGAAAGCATTGACAAGCTCGTTGAAGGGATACAAGCTTGCGGCAGAAGAAAGCACCGCTGTAGTAGACAAGCTTACGGCCGTAGATATGGAATCCGCAACAACTGCAGGCGGTATTGCAACCGCAATGGCTGAGACTGCGGCAAGTGCTGATATCGCGGGTGTATCAATGGATAGGCTTATTGGTTACATTGCGACGGTATCCGAAGTTACACAGGACGCCGATGAAAGTGTGGGTGGCTTCGTCAAGACCTTGCTTGCCAGAATGGGTAACATAAAGGTCGGAAAGTTCGTTGACGATGAAACCGGTGAGTCCTTGAACGACGTTGAGAAGGTGCTGGACTCGCTTGGAATCAATCTTCGCGATAAGGTGACCGGAGAATTCCGCAACTTTGCCGATGTTCTTGACGAAGTAGGCGCAAAGTGGGAATCTTATGACAACACAGCGCAACACGCTATAGCAACAGCATTAGCGGGCACTCGACAACAGGAAAAACTCTTCGTGCTTATGTCAAACTATGGCACGGCGCTTGATTACGCAAATACAGCCGCGGAATCGAGTGGAACTGCAGCTGAGAAGTATGAGGCGGTGACTGCGGGATTGGAAGCCGCATTTAATAGCCTTACAACTTCGTGGGAGGAGTTTTCGCAAAGTGTATTAAATAGCGATCTTATCGTTGGCGGTGTAGAATTGCTAAGCAGGCTTGTGACAGTGTTGAATGAAGTCGCAAGTGCCGGAGGAGGCGTAGCTATTACAATCACAGGAGCAATTGCTGGATACGCCGCTTTGGTTGCAATGTATAAGAAAATTGAACTTGCACAACGGAAACACTATCTTTCAATATTACAAATATCGGACGCTCAGGTCAAAGGTATTACGACTGCTGAATTATACGGCTTGGCTCAAAGGAAGGCGGCAGGAGAGTTTGTAGAAAAAGACAGTCTAAGAAATGCTATAAACAATATCTCCAAGGGTGAGAGCGCAGTGGCGGACTATGTCGTTGGATTTAATAAAGCGATCAGCGCACTTTCCATCTCTGCTTCGATAATAATTTCTGTGCTTCAGATTGTAAATAATGCTCGTAAAAAATATAAACAAGAAATTATAGAGTCTGCTAATGCGGCCAAAACCGAGGCGGCAGAACTCGCCGAATTAAGTTCGAAATATAAAGAAGTTTTATCAGAAGTCAATAAAGGCACTAAGACACAAGAAGAGCTTCAGTCGGTAAAAGATGAGTGGATTGCAAAACTAAAACTCGAGCGAGAGGAAGTAAGCGGTCTTGCCGACGATTACAGTGCTCTGTCTAAGGAGCTTGCTGGCTATACTGCGAACAAAATGCAAGGCGGCTTAGGCGCGCTTCAAGAAGCAATACGGGTATCAGAAAAAGCGTTGAAAGGCACCCTTAAGTTTGATTCCTCCTTTATGGCATACGGCGAGGACGGACTTCCTAGAGATATGAGGGAAAAGACATTAGCCGAACGAGAGGCCATAAGTAGCTGGATTCACGAACTTAACACAATGGGTCTGATTAAGGAAACCGACTTTATCTTGGATCCACATAGCAAATTGGCTGAAGGCTTTACGATGGACAGATGGGACGTGGACGGAGAAGCAGGAGCTTCTGCTATTGACCAGATCAATTATTATAATCGCCTCTATTCTGTAATGGAGTCGGCAAAAGAACGATTCGGAATAGATAACGCGTTTTACAGAGATACAAAAGCTGCTTATGACAAATTCTCTCCTGCCATCGATGAATATAAATCCAGTATAAGCGATTACAATAACCACATAGCCCAAATAGAGCTAAACGAGTACTTGTCCAAAGGCAACGAACTTCCTACAACGTCCGAAGAGTATGAGTCGTTTAAAAAAGCCCTGATAGCTGAGATATTGGGAAGAAAGGGGCCAGATGCAAAGACGGGATACGAGGGTGAAGGTCAATTCGCTATCTTGTCAGACACCCCTCTCACCACCGCTGAGGACTACATCAACGCAGTAGCACCCACCGTGGACGCTTTATTGGAGTCTATCGTTGATATTCAAGAGCTCCCCGAATCATATGGCGGTGTTGTCTACAAAAGCATTCTTACTATCTTAGAAGAGGTTCAAGGTCGACACGACGCTTTACAACAAGCAACTGAGGATATGAAAGAGTACGGTTATCTCAGCGCCGATTCCCTCTCGATCATAATGGATGACTATCCCGAACTCGAAGAGTACCTCACAATGACAGCGGACGGCTATATACTTACCGAGGATGCGCTTAAATCGTACATGGATACTCAGCAAAAGGTATACGAGGATACGCTGAAGGAAGCTGAGGCACAAGGCAAAAATTCCGAGGCTTACATTACAGCTATAGGAAACCTTGAACGCTTTATTGCTGTCAGAGAGACACTCGCTCTCGGAGGCACGAGCGAGGAAATAATTGAGTCGCTTGAAGCGGAAAGAGACCAACTGAACAAACTTCTTGACGAGTATAAAGACATCGTTGATATGCGAAAAGAGCTCCTTCAAACTTATGCCGATGAAATATCTTATCGCGATGAGCTCTCAAGAAAACAGCACAACATATCCGATTTACAAACACAGCTCTCGATAGCTCGAATGGATAATTCTGCTGCGGGCAAGGCTAGAGTTCGTGAGCTTGAATCACAGCTTGCCGATGCCGAAAAGGAGCTTGGAGACTTCACGTTTGACCATGCTGTAGACCAGATTATAAATCAAATTGACACTGAATACGAGCAATATAGAATATATATTGATGAAAAGGTCGAGCAAATTACAAGCGCAATTGAAAAGGCTGGAAAAGGAGTTGAAAACTCCGTCACAAACAGCAACACAGGTGGTTCTGTTGTTGCTCTGCCTGAGTTGGCGGGAAGATACACACTCAACACGCCTTCGACCGATCACGATACGCCGAGCTATGAAGAAGTAGAAGCCTTTCTCAAAAAACAAAAGAATAAAAATATCTTAGAGAGAGGGTATGGCACATACCACACGGGCGGTTTTGTCGGAGACTACGCCCAGCTTAAGGATAATGAAGAATTCGCAAGACTGGTAAAGGGTGAGTTTGTTACAACCCCTGCTCAAATGTCGCAATTTATGAATCGAACATTCCCCGAAATTGCTTCGTCGAGAGAAGCTAAACAGGAATTTAATGCTCCGCTTATCTCCATAGAGTGCCAGAGCATAAACAACGAAACCCTCCCCAAACTTGAGGAAGTGGTTGACCGCGCCGTCGAAAAGGTTCAAAAAATGCTTGACGATGGTATGAGCCGTAAGGGATATAAACACCCGGTTAAAAAATTATTATTTTAAAATCAAGGGCGGCAACACCGCCCTTTTTTCTGTAGAAAGGAGAGATATAAATGGTAAATGCATCATATTTCACGTATGACGGAGTATTTTCAGGTGTATACGGTTTGATGATTGCTGATTTCAACAGTGATACAGTGACCGAGACTCCCGCTTTCTCTCCGACTTTTAATACCATAAAACCTTCGGTGCAAGACCGATTTTTCCACAATGGGATTTCATACGATTCCCCTCCCCAGTATCAATTCAGCATACTGAGTGATTCGGTGATAGTCGAGAAAACAAGACGAGAGATTGTCCGATGGCTACTCGGAAGAGATTCGTTCAAGACGTTGGTTTTTCATCAGCCCGACTTAGAAGCTTATGCTTATAATTGCGTATTCACGGCCATGGATATCATATATGTAAACGGATACTGCCACGGATTTCGAGTTACGGCGACATTTGATTCGCCGTATCAGATATGCAACCCCACAGTATTGGAGATAGTCGGAGACGAAACGTCGAAAACGGTTGAAATAGAAAATTGCTCCGATATACTCGACGATTATACGTATCCGTATGTGGAGATATCCGCAAATGCTGATGGTGCTATAAAGATAATTAACGAAACAGACGACAGCGAACGACAATTTTCGTTCACAGGTGTCAAGGCGGGTGAGACTATAGTGGTAGATAACGAAATGCGCTACATCAAATCCTCGCTCGGAGTTGAAAAACTGAGTACTTTCAGCAAGCATTGGCTTAGGCTGAAGCCGGGCACCAACACTTTGACCGTC